GAGATACAGTTGTTTTGGCGTCACAACGTGCAGATGAAATCATGCGAGAGTTGGATGCCAATCCTGATATTTCGTCAATTGCAGATCGCGTAAAAACTGACGTGTTAAACACCAGAGGCGAACTCGAAAGATCCGCGTCTGAGATGTACAAACAAGTCGATCAGCTTGTCCCTGCAAGCTCAGTGGTCGAGCCACGCAACAGCGTCATGCTGATCAATCAAATCCTCGAAGAAGTTGGTGGGGTTGGGGCGTTGACAGGCAAAGAAAAAGCCTTGTTCAACAAACTAACAGATGCAAACACACCTCTGACATTCGCAGCATTGAAAAAGTTCAGAAACAGCATTGGCCGTGCGATCAACAAAGGCGAAGGCGAATATGCTGATATGGACACAGGCACAGCAAAGCGGATCTATGCTGCACTGACTGATGACTATCTGGACACAGCCCAGTCAGTTGGCGGTGATCAAGCGCGTTCCACATTGCGTCTGGCCAATCAAACAACAGCAAAACAGAAAGCGTTGGAGAAGCGCTTAGTTTCTTTCTTTGGAAAAGATGGCGAAGGCAGTATCGCACCAAAGCTTTTGACTGCAATCAACAGCGGCAAGAAAGGCGACATCGCAAACCTGAACCGCACCTTGAAGATCATTCCTCAAGAGCTTCAGCGTGAAGCAGTTGCAACAGCGATTGGATCGCTGACATCTTCGACAGCCGTTGGTTTTGATGGACCATTTGATTTTGCAAAGTTTGCTCAATTCTATGATGGCCTGAAGAAAAACGGAGCGGTCTATAGTCGTGTCATGAAGATCCTTGGGCCTGAAACAGCCCAGACATTTGCGGATCTGAATGAAATGTCTAAGCGCATCACCCAAGCGCGTGGCGCTGTGCTTTCAACAGGCAAATCAAATCAGGCTCTCGTTCAGGCGATGACTGCTGATGGTTTGATCAAGTCTGTCCTGAACACCACAATGGGCAATCGGATTGTTCGAGGTGTCGCTGGGCAAGCTGCTGGTGGCCCTGCTGGTGGTGCAGCGGCAGACGCAGTTGGCGAAATATTGTTGCGCAAAACTGACAAGCAAAAAATTCAAGCTGCTGGTGATTTCTTGAACAGCCCAGCATTTAAAAGCTTGGCAATGGATGCGTCACAGCCAAACATGGATAAGGTGATGAAGTCCCCAGCATACAAACGCTTTGCCAACGCAGTGGGTATCACAGATCCTCGCAACTGGTTGCAGACTGCGTTGTTGGTCAGTGCAGATGAAGGTGTTATTCAGCCCCCAGTGGAAGCACCAGTAGAAGCGCCAGCACAAGAAGAAGCAAGTTCAGCGTCGTTGCAAAGCATCCTTGGATCTCTGAACCCAGACGCAGCACAAAAGGTTCTAGACGCCACGCGCTAGTTCATGATCACGTCTTGCATCTCATGCCAGTCGTAATACTTCATGTTGCCGCGCTTGTGGTATGCCGCAAGCTCGACAAAGTCTTTTGGACTGGGTCGATCAAATAGCGTGTTTAGCACAGCCTCTGTCCCCCAGAACAGGCAGTTCAGTTCGCGACCAACACGGACAAGCACCCAAGCGTTGCCCCCACTCTTGATGTAGTCTGACATCCAGTTGACATGCTCTCGCTTCAGTCCAGTGGATACGCGCTTGCCCATTTCATCGATATGCAAAAGCAGCATCCACCCAGTTGGATACTTGCCTTCACCAATGTAGTGGACGTTGGGCATCCCATGCTTGCCGTCCACCTTGTACACTGTCATGTCCATGTTATCGCGCAATGCGATGCGTAGGTTTTCTACTGACATTTCTATATCCCTAAAAGTAGTGAAGCAGCTTACGCTGCTTCTTTCTGTTTATGCTCTTGGATAGCTTCTAGCTTCCAAAACACCTCTTGCCAATCGTATGAGCAGTGGCCGTCGATGATGCCGTTTTCGGAGTAGTCGAAGTCACCATCGTAGGTGATCCAGTATTGGTAGCAGCGCGATCCATCGAACTCATAGAAGCGTTCGATCTCAATGGTGATCCCCAGCTTCTTAGCGAGGCTCTGAGCCTTGGAACGGTAGTTGCGGTTAGCGTCAACGCTCTTGGCTTTCTTGGCCTCTGGGGGCGTTGTGATGGCCCCAGTGGAGTGAAGCTCGTAGACGTTGGCAACACGCGCTCTGCGCTTGACGCGCTTGTCACGGACGGACGTTGGACTGCCAAGGATGCCACAGACGATGCGACGACCTTGGACCAACTGCCAGTGATGCCCAGCGACGATCAGGAACACGCGATTAGCAGTGCGCTCTTTGACTGTGGCCTTCAGCCAAGCAGCCAGTGTCGGACCAGTTGAGCGGCTCAGTTTCATGCCGAATGACTGGTACTCGCTCTTGATGCCACACATCGCCAGTGCGTCTGTGACTTCGCGAACTGAAGATCCTCTGATGGCCTTGCGGCCACCAACGTGACGGATCAACCGTGCTGCCTCACCAGTGGCCATCCCAGTGATGGCGCTGATGACTGATGGGCCACAGTAGCGGTTGGTATCACCGCGCTGGTGGTTGACTGATTTGATGGTTAGTTTTTTCATGCTTTCTTCCTTTCTTATTGTGCTTGATATTCGTTGAACATTTGATCGATGTAATCGCTGGATGGCTCCCAGCCTTGCTCATCGCTGTCCAACCAGATGTCACTATCGACAAAGTTCCAGTTGATGCTGCCATCCTCGTTGATGTTCTCTGGGTTGGCAATTGCTTTGGCAAACGCTGCTTTGTGCTGTTCGATGTATAGTGTCATTCTTTCTACCTTTCTCAAAACTCTTTCCCTTACACAATAGATATGGGGATGCCCCCTACATTTTACAAGGGGCAAAAGAAAACTTTTTTTATTTTGTTTGTTTTTAATTACTTAGAAGGGGGGTTCTTCGTCTGGTTTCTCTGGCTTCCAAACGAGATCCACCCCATGCATCGCAAGTATGTATTCGAGCAGCGTGTTACCCCACATGATAAAACAACAAGTATTCGCCAAGCTGATACTCGTTCTCCTTGGACAAGATTTCTTTCTGAAGGCGCTCAGACAGTTTGTTGCCTTTGGTGCGCTTCTCCTCGCTGTAGAAGTCGCCCACGTCGAAGGTGGCCTCTTCCCATGCTGGCTCGTCTGAGCCGTGGCTGTTAGATCCACCTTTCGCATAATCGTAGTCGATGCGGATCTCGAACTCGCATCCGCGATGCTCTAGTGTAAGTGTTTGGCTGTAGCTTCTCATTCTTTCTTCCTTTCTCTGATGGGTGGGGGCCGAAGCCCCCTGTTGATTAGATGATGTTTGCCAATACTTTGGCTGCAAGTGTGAATGGGTTTTTGCCCATGCGCTCTATGCCGCTTGTGCTAACCCAATACTCATTGTCGCCCATATCGCGAACACGAAATAATGGCTCATCCCAATCGTCGCCGCGCACAACGTAATCAGTGTATTCATCACCTTCAAAGTCCCACGCCTTTGGCTCTAGCTTAAAGTTGTAGCCGTAAAACTCAAACTCATTGTTTTTTACAACGATTGTCGCTTCGTCGCCTGACCAGTTTTCTTTGTTGAATGTGTATGTGCCGTTCATTTTCTTTCTACCTTTCTTAAAGTTTCTTCCCTTACACAATACATATGGGAACCCCAAAAGAATTTACAAGGGCAGAAAGAAAACTTTTTTTATATCGTTCAAAAACAGATAGTTACACCTTGTATCCGTTTTCTCGAAGCTTCTTCTGATAGTCGGTCAACTCCATGTCAGCAGAGAATATTTCCTGATCAATGCGAGGTCGCGGATTTAAACCGCGCTTTTCATCCTGAAGGTTTCGCACTTGTTGCTTCAGCCACTTGACGTGGGTCTTCTGAAACATCGTTAGCTCTTTTTGGTTATGAGTTTTGTTCTCCATTGTTGGGCCTCAATTTTGGTTTGATTGATTTAGACAGTGATTCAGTTTTATAGCATCTCATTGCTGTATCTTCGTAGTGATCATAGATGACTTCATACAATCCTGATCGAAGCGCCTGTTCGCAATGCTTGCTTGTTTCAAACCACACGACGGAACTGTAATTCATCCCTTGTATCGCGTAGCTAATTATTAGTGCCGTCCAGACTTCCATTTTCTCCCTTTCTTGTTTCTTGCCAACGGACGTGTTCCGCAAGCTCTGCCACCAGATGTGCGAAGTGTGTGGTTGGGATCTTCGCTATCCGTTGGCCGTTCTCGTAAATGTGTAAGCCGTCATCCCTGACGCTCCAGTGGTATGGCCATTCCATCGTCTTCTCCTTTTTTTGGGTATGGCAGCACCTTGTATTTTAGTGCCTTGATCAAATCTTTGCGCCTTTTCTTCTTGGCGTTAAAGTAAACATATCTGTGCTTGCGTGGCCTATCGACATAGTAGACGTTCTCTGCGCCATACTTATCACGAATCTGCTGCATGTTCATGCCATGTGCATAGGTGGTGTGATGCTGATGCTCCAAGCCTTTGACCTTTGGATCTTTAAACTTCGAAGATAGGCCACAGTAAAGAAAGTTTGCTGCCTGATATACCGTCCCAACGTGACCAGCTTCGATCTCAGCAAACGTCACAATGATCTCTTTATCAACCATCTTCAGTGACCCACTGATCAAAAAGCTTGCTGCGTTTTTGGGTGCGTCATCCTCTGTCCAAAGCCGTGTAAGCTCATAAACATTGTCGGCAAACTCATCGCCACAAACACCGCGTCGTAAAGTTGTAGACCCGCTCACGCCATAGGTGATGATGCCAATCATCTTTTCACCATCAAACAAGCCAAACGCCATGCTGATTGGTGGCACTCTTCGCATGTAGTGTCGATCCACAATAAAAGGCAAAGCAGATCGGCGGGTGATTGGACGCACTGAAAGGTTATTCATTCTTCCGTTTTCCAATTTTCTTTCCAATGGCCCCCCAGCTCCATGATCTGGCGTGACGCATCTGTCGCACCCTTCCCAATGATCACCTTGTATCCCTCGTTCTCTAAATATTCGATGATCTTCTTTTGATCGGGGGAAAGTCGCCCAGCTTTGCTGCGCTTCATCTCAACCCAGACATCCCACGCTGGGATAAACAGATCGGGGATGCCAGCAACAACGCCTTCAGCCTTCAGCTTTCGACCAGCCCCCACGGATCTCTTACCCCCATTCGGAATGGCAAAGATCAAAACCTTGGGATACTTCGCCCGAAACCAATTAACAAAGCCAACCTGTTCGTCATGCTCAGATGGTTGCGTTTTTGTAATCAAGTAGGTCGATGACGTTGTCCTCTTCCTCTTCGGGTTCTTCATAATCATACCTCACAATCCTGTCGTACTTACCGTCTGGCTTTACCTGTATGCGTGTGGGTGTGTGCCAAAACTGGCACTCTTCCATCGCGTCGTCTGTTGTGTTGGCTGTCGCGCCAAGCTGCACCTTGCGCTGCATGTACTTCGTCGTGGCGTACCCACCATGCTCTGGACACAGCCACTCTGACACCGTCTTGAAAAACCCATAGCTGTAATCCACGCGGATGCTGTCAGGCTTGCCAGCTTTGCGCCAGCGGCGATAGGTGACATCCGTAACTTTAAACCACTCTGGCATCTGCGCCTGTGTCGAGATCATCGCGCCATCGTAACTTTCACTTGAGTGGTTCAGTGTGGGTGGTGGGAACTCATGCCCACAGGATGGACACAGCGACACAGCAATCGACAGATACGTCTGGCAGCTTGGGCATTGCTTCACTGGTGCTTCATCGTCACCACCCCCACCGCTCTTCGATGGCTTAACCTGATCGATAAATCCGTGGCGCTCGACGTTCTGGCCATAGTCCAAAACCAGACAGTTTTCCTTTCCTTCGAACAGACGTGTCCCACGGCCAATGATCTGGACGTAGAGGCCAGTGGATGCTGTCGCCCTAACCAAACCAATCAGATCCACGTTAGGCGCGTCAAACCCTGTCGTCAGCACGTTCACGTTAATCAGGCAACGTGTGTCACCGTTCTTAAATCTTTCGATCTTTGCTGCGCGATCCTTCTGATTGTCTTCACCAGTCAACACTTCAGAATAAATCATGTGGTCGAAAAACTCATGCTCCAACATATACGCATGGTCAACGCCACTGGCAAAGATCAACCAGCTTTTGCGGTCGGCTCCAAGCTCAACAATTTCTTCAACAGTCTTACGCACCAGTTCAGGATCAGATGCAGCAACAGCCAAATCGCTCTCGACAAACTCACCACCTCGCTTCTTCACGTTGGTCAGGTCGATCTGCTGCAAGCCACCCTTACTGATGACAGGCGACAGATACCCCTGTTCCATCAGCATCGTAACAGGAATGTCGTAGGCAATGCCATCAAAGATCGCACCCTTCCCCTTGTGCAGATACCCTGACCCCAGTCGATAGGGTGTAGCTGTCAGGCCAACGATCTTTACGTCTGGGTTGCACTGCTTCAGGTCATCGATAAACCGACCATAGCGTGTGGTCGTGCTAGGTGGCAGCATGTGCGCCTCGTCGATGATCACCAAGTCTGGCGCTGGAACCATGTTGTAAGCTTGTCTGTAGATGCTCTGAATGCCAGCAAATGTAATTGGCTTGGTCAGATCCTTTTGTTTTAAAGATGCACTGAAGAAGCCAACTTCAGCTTCTGGGTACAGCTTCTGTAAACCTGACGCCCCTTGCTCCAGTAGCTCCTTAACATGCGTTAGAACCAGCACCCTAGTGTTGGGAAAGCTCATGGCATCCTTTATCATCTGCGCAATGATGGCTGTCTTGCCAGCCCCAGTGGGCGCGACGATCAGTGGGTTGTCACCCATTTTGTTTGCCCAGTAGCTGTACAATCCATCGATTGCATCTTTCTGGTAGTCTCTCAGTTCAAAGGTCATGCTTCACCTACAATTTTAAATTCAGAAATTGGTATGTGGGCAACAGGCTCTATGTCTTGCCAATCACCTCTGTCTTTTCGGCCACCAATTTTTACAGGCCACTCATTATTAGACAGATCGACCCATCCCATTTCATCTGTCCATTGCACCAAAAGTATGCACTTAATTCCAATGTCGTTGTATGCTTTCGCGACAACAACTTTAGACATTGAAATGATATATGTGGAGTAAGCAGTTTTCTTATTGGTTCTGCATTTGACCTCTACAAAAGTGCAAACTGTTTCATCGTCAATTAAGCAAAAATCCATCTTGTATTGTATGGGTAGCTTTGCAAATTCTACAGCTTCCCCAAAGCTTGCAATGAACTTCTGTATTGCCAGTGCCTCTTTGCTCAGATCCTCAGAGGTTTCGTATGTCGGTCTGAAGGTCATTTTGATTTATGCTCCTTCATTATCTTTTGCAGAAATTCTTCAGTCTGCATTGCTGCCTCAAACTCTGGGCCAAAAGACTGATGCAAAAAATACTCTGCAATATTCGCAGTGGTCAGCCGACTAATCGACCCCCACTCTTCAAGTAGGTCGCGTGACCCAACGACGTTGAATATGATCCAAGCAGCTTCAGCTTTGGTTATTTTATCAGGCAGTCTGTCGATAAACTGTTCCAAGGCATCTCGAAGTAACTCTTCACGCATCCCCATCTTGCATCCTCATCTTAAAAATTTCGTGGCTGTTTCCATTGTTGCGGAAAATCTCACCACTATCCAAGTCCGTATATTCAACCCAGTCATCCGCTGCGTCGGTCATCTCAATGTCTTTGGGCATCATCATTGGGATGTACAGATGCTCTTCGCACGGCTCCATCTTGTGGCCCCTCGCGCAGCTCCACGTTCCATCTTGCTCTGGCGTTGAATGGCAGCACGTCCGACAGTTGACCTCTGGGATCTTGCACCCCTGACACACAGCGAAGTATGGGCAAAACTTACAGCGCCAGTCACTTGCATCTTCAGTCAGTCTGCTTGGCGGCTGCTGCGCAAACACAATCCGCTCCGCGCGATCAATTAAAGCTTCAGCCTCTTTCTTGTTCAGCTTGATCCGCTCACCATACATTTCGTCCGTGTTCTTATTCACAGCAAAGAAGTAGCAGCGGTCCAATCCAGACAGCAGCATACCAACCTGACACTGCGCCCAGTAGATCGGCTTGGTCTTCTCGACCCCCATGTTCTTGGTGGCCTTGAAGTTTTTGTCGTTCATGGTTTTGAACTCAAGCGTATGCGGCTTGCTGCTCTCCTTGAACCCTTCACCAACACCATCAAGCGACAATGCAAAGTGACCACCGCAAGCCTCGAACTTAACCTGTTTGCCTGTCTCTGGATCTCGCTCCCAGACAGTCACACCCACCGCGCGTAGGTTGGAGACAATGCGATCTTCCTCGCGGTCACCAGTCTCGAACAGGCGAAGCAAGCGGCCATCAAAGTTGGGCGACCATGCGTGGCGAAACTGATACCACAATGCACGGTCACACTCGTTGCCTATCTGTGAGCCACCAAGGTGTGGGCGATGCTCATCCTTGCGCTTGTCTTTGTAATGCTGGTAGATCGCCTCAATTGTCTTTGGGGTCATGTACTGCTCAAGTTTCATTAGATAACTCCAAGTAAGGCCAAGACGATGACGACGCCTGTGTGAACTGCGATATACTCAATCATCCTTCTTGAACTCCTTGTAGCCATACTTCGCAGCGACCTTATCAAAAATATCCATCACCTCGTCCGATGGCTTTTCAAAATCCTTGGGCGTCTTTTTGTAGTCGAAGTATTTCTTCAAGCTTATCTTTTGCACTGTCATGTCTTTCTCCTTCTGTTCATAAAATGGGGCGACACGCGCCCCATCACAGACCAGAAGTCAGCGCTTCCAAGGTGGCGTTGCTGCTCCGTTCACAGACGCTGTGGCAGCGGCTGCTGGTGCTGCTACCTGTGCATCACAGGCTGCGTACCCCTTGATGTCGTTTGACGCATCGTACTGGCCATCCGCTGGGCGTACCGCGACCTTAACCATCAGTGGCTTGTCGCACAGCTCGTAGCTGTCGCGTGGGTTAGGCACGTTCACCGCGCGGCAAATGCTCGACAGTGTACGCTGCGCAATCTCAACGGCAGTCTGGTTGGGGTTCTTCAGGTTCAGACGATCAAACGCCTTGCGACCCTGATACTGGCCTTCGATCACATCCAACTGAAGCTGAAGGTAAGATCCAGTCCCAGCCTTGGTCGGCTTCTCTTCAGTCTCAGAAATCACACATTTGTACCACCCAGCAGGGAGCGGCTCCATTGATGTCTGTGGCTCTACTTCCAGTGCGTTAAATCCATTCAAGTCCATGTTAATCTCCTTTACTTAGCTACAAAGTTTGCGAATGGGTTGCCGCCTTCAAACGTGAAAGGCAGCGGCTCGTCGATGTTGAAACGATTTTTGGTGACGCTTGACGCCTGTGGAAAGCACAGGATCTCGCGCTCCCCAGTTGAGATGGCGCGTTTCTTGTCGCCCTCTCCTTTGACAAATGTCTTCAGTCGGATCAGCCCAACCAAGTCCACGTTGTCCGTGTAATGCGGAATGCTACGCTTGTGCATCCGCACAGTGTAACGCGCATATGGGTCCATGTCTGGCAGATCCATTGTCTCTGTATCTGCGTGGCCAATGAACACCACATTCATGCCAGTCTGGTAGGCTAGTGACCCAGCCCACTCACGGATCTGGCGGTGCTTCTCTGCCGCTGTCGCGTACCCTGCACCATATCCACCCCCAGCTTGGTTGATGGACTTTGCCTTTGGATCTGCCGCGACAATCTCGCTTTCGATCAATGTTGCCAACTGCGTGATGCTGTCGATCACCACAGTCTTAAAGTCATGCTCTTGCGTGGCCAATGCCTCAATCGCATCCAGAACATCCTGACTGCTTTGCGCAAGATCAAACAAGCTCACGTCCTCGTTACCCTGCAAGCTTGCTGTCCCATCCTCAGTCCGTATGAAGACTGGCTTTGGAAACATGGCGGCAAGAGTTGTCTTGCCCATGCCGCCTTCACCAAACAGGGTCGCGATGATAGGTCGCTGTCCTGTTGGTTTCGATAGTTGTTTTAAATCAATGGCCATTACAGCACCTCTACTTTCACGCCAATTTTGCCTTGTTTACTTTCAAATGCCTTGGCGACTTTGCGCCATAACACTGGTTCTTTTTCAGCCAAATAACGACAGCCCACTGCATCAGCAGACACAGTTGTCTTTACTGGATGCATATGCTCTGGGATTTTGTCTTTGACCTTGTCCCACATCAATGGATCAACCTTGCGTGTGACTGGCTGTGTCAGCGTCACCTTGTGGCCTTCGAGCTTGTGGGAAATCGAGCCTTCGTCTTTCGCTTCTAAAGCTTTGACTAGCTGCTCTTCAATCGCGTGGCGCTTCGCGATCACTTCTTTTTCTTGCGCCTTAATAGCCAACCATTCAGCGGCTAAACCGTCAATATTGCTCATGGCAATTTCCTTTCTTTTCTCTCTCTACAAAAATCGGTTTACAGAAATTATTTCACCCTGTAAAGAAGAATTTGTAAAAAATAAAAATTCAGTAAGTGAGGAGCAATAAATTATGACAAACCTAATGCCACTAGATGACATCAAAAATGCGCTACAAGACAGGCGTTTAACAATTGTCGCAGAGCGATGTGGTCTGTCACATCCAACTGTAAAAGGTGTGGCCGATGGCAATGAGCAAATCAGTCTTAATACATGGAAGAAACTGTCTGAATATCTAAAGGAAGCAAAATGAACATATCAGATTACTGCTCAAAACTGGGGTGGTATCTGGTAACAATACCAGCGGGTTCTAAAGGTCCAACCAGATTCGGTTGGCAGCAGCCAGAACGAGCGCTATCAGATCCACAGGCAGCAAAAGAATACTACGAGAAAAACGAAACCCACAACGTCGGGATACTTCATAGTGCGTCAGGCACATGTGCAATCGACATCGATAATGTCGAACACACTAAGATTATCTTCGATGAGCTAGGCATCAACTTCAGCGATCTCATGAACTCAGCGCCCCAGATCGTGGGACGTGAAAACCGTGGCAAGCTTCTCTTCAAAGCGCCACCTGATCTTGTCACCCACAAGATTTCATGGCCAACCAAAGATGACCCACGCAAGACCGAAGTCGTCTTCGAGCTTCGAGCTGGAGCCGTTCAAGATGTCCTACCACCATCAATCCACCCAGACACTGGCCGTCCCTATGAG